TGGATCTGGCTTAGGCTCTGGATCTGGCTTAGGCTCTGGATCTGGCTTAGGCTCTGGATCTGGCTTAGGCTCTGGATCTGGCTTAGGCTCTGGATCTGGCTTAGGCTCTGGATCTGGCTTAGGCTCTGGATCTGGCTTAGGCTCTGGATCTGGCTTAGGCTCTGGATCTGGCTTAGGCTCTGGATCTGGCTTAGGCTCTGGATCTGGCTTAGGCTCTGGATCTGGTGTTGGCTTTGGCGGTCTAGTATCTTCTTCGATTGTTTGATCACCTTCATTTTGACCACTCATACCTGGCGCTGTGTCTTCTTCCCAATTTATATCGTTACTATCTGTAATTACATCATTACCACTAGCATTTGCGTCATTAGAATGTAATGTTACATAATTTGTCCATTTAGCAGATACACCTTTATTTCCTGAGGAACCATATACATGTGTTTGGAATCGTAAATCTTTTACATTATTTTGGTATGCTCCTTCGTATCTAATGGCATAGCGCTTATTTAAATTAGAGAGAGAGAGTTGATATTGACTATCAGATATTTGTAAATTAGGTTGAAGTTCTGCTGTTACGTCTTTCCATAAAGTTGTATCATTTGTGTTAACATAAACACTTTGTGGCATATCTCCAGTACCTATATATTCGTAAACTTTCACTTTAGGAAGCGCACCATTCGCTTTACGACCACTTATAATTTCCCCTTTTATAGTGGCGTTACTTATTCTACTTCCTTTAGTATTAATATAAGCAGTATGGCTAAATGTATTGTTATCTAGGTTCACTATCTCAAAAGCACCATTAACTCCAAGATCTCGATGAATTACGCCGTCTGAATATTGTACATTTATATTTTTTGAAACCTTATAACCATTCAAAGTAGCCGTTATTTCTTGTTGACCATTGTTTTGGACTACTTTTTTATCAGTGTATAAATTCAAATTAATTTGTGAAGTTACATTTACTTTATTGTTTATAAAATCTGTGAATGTATAACGAATTCTACCATTGTCCAAGACTTGACCCGTTGCTACTATAATCTTACCGTTTTTTATATGTGGAACATCTTTTCTATTTGTAACACCTTGTGTATTTACATTTTCCGAAATCATGAAGTCAAAGTAATCACCAGATTTAATTCCCTTTTCAAAACCAAGATTAAGCTTTAGCTGACTTCTTTGCCCTTTATCATCTACACTTATTATTTGAGAATCTTCCTTAACAGTTACTTTACTTGACACATCCACGGCTTGATAATCTTTTTCATTTTCTTTAGTCTGTTTATTATCATAAGTGTCTATAGCGTTTTTCTGTTCTTTGGTTTTTATAGGTAATGATTGTTTTTTATTATTTTCTAATTTATTTGTCCCAGATTCCACTTCTGATTTCATTTCAATTTGTGATGGTTTTCGTTCAACATCAGTAGTAGAATTGCCCCTTGTATTTGTATCTGGTTTTTGTATTTTTGGGGATCCATCATTTTTTGCATTTTCTACTACTTCTGAATGTGATGAGTTATTTGATTTTACACTGTCTTGTTTAGAATCTATAACATTTTTATCATTTTCCTTTTGTTCAGTGACAACATCATTTTTTTCGTTTGTGACTGGTTCATGATTTTCAACATTTTTATCAACTGTATTTTGCTCAGTCATATTATTACTTTCTTTTACATCAAGATTTTCTACTTCATTGTTTGAATTATCTTTGTTTCCATCGTTATTTATAGAAACATTTTGATTATCAAGCGATTTTACTTCATTTTGTACTGTATTATTTACATTGTTTTCCTTTTCTTCGCTCAAATTACCTTTGTTCTCATCGTTATTTATAGAGGCTTTTTGATTATCAAGCGATTTCACTTCATTTTGTACTGTATTATTTACATTGTTTTCCTTTTCTTCGCTCAAATTATCTTTGTTCTCATCGTTATTTATAGAGGCTTTTTGATTATCAAGCGATTTCACTTCATTTTGTACTGTATTATTTACATTGTTTTCCTTTTCAGAAGCTTGAGCATTTGTTGATTCTGATACACCTATAAAGATTATTGATCCTAGTAATACAGAACTTACTCCCAGTTTACTTTTTCTTAAACTAAATCTTTCCCTTTTCATAGGTCCCATATTCATTCTCCTTTGATTATATTTAAAAAATATTGGCCAAATATTTTTACAGTTATTATACAAAGGAAATATTTTTTGTCGATATTTGTGACGAATTAAAATGTGACGAAATTGTGAATTTTAAAATGTAGATTTATTTTGCAAGTATGCCTTATAACTTATCTATAATTGTTATTCCACCTACCCACTTATACTACTTCTTTAAATCTTGCTTAATTTCATCCATCATTTTTAGCATCATATCACTCTGTGTATTGAGTTTATGAAGTAATTTTAAATCTTCACTCTGCTTTCTTATATTTTCTTTAATTTCTCCCAACGTTTTTTCATGCTCTATCACTTTATTTTCAACGTCTGAGAAACGTTTCTCTGTTCTTGTTTTGTCTTCGCTAACTTTTTTCCAAAAAGAAGCTAGTGTTATCCCAAGTGGAATAACTGTGAATAATAACCAATGCGCTAATCCAAATTGATCCATACTTTTCCTCCTTCAATAAATCTAAATATGTGGTTTAGTTAATTTAAGATGCTCGTATAAATGATTAATTTCAACTTGTTGCTTCTTGATTATATGTTCAATAGTCTCATCATTATTTTCTACTGATTCATCTTCTTCAATATAATTATTATTCACCACTATCGTTTTATCTTCATATAAAAATAAATTAGGCTTATACAAATCAAAAAATAATTCAGGAACACTGTCTTCAATAATATCAAATGTATTATGCCCTTCCATACTGACACTACCAACTATTGCATAATTTACTATTTCATTATTTTCATTAACTAATATTTGCATAATTTCTTACACCTACAATCTTAGTAATTGTATGTTGATTCGCATTTTTACCAGAACCCCTATGATTACCAAAATCCCAAAATACATCATTGATTATTTTCAACTGAGTCCTACTTAATTTTTGTATGATGATTTCATAATTGCCCCCACCATCACTATTGTCAACGACATTAGTATTGTTTAATACAATGCTCTTACTTCCTAATGGGTTTGCAATACAAGGAACTTCACCACCAGGAAAATCAATAAATATATATAGTAATATAAAATCATCAAGAGATTCAGATAATGTTATTGTTGATCCAACACCTTTAACTCTGCTTTCAAATATAATCTCCATTTGTGACTTGAGCTTTTCATCTGTGTATTTTTTTGCATTTGTCTCTGCAATAGTGGCTTTATTTTGAGAACCATAAGCTGTTTCGATTTCTGTACCATCTTTAACAGTTAATAATTCTTCCCAATCTGACCACTCCTTGTAAAACCACTTTCCAAAAATTCTGTTTGAATTATAAGGTCTGAAAATTAGTTTTTTGACTGTAGCACTAGCAAATGTTCTACTTATCATCTCTGAAAATCCTGAAGTAGCAACACCGTTTATTTCATGAGGCGTTTTGACGGTATAATAAATTCCAGTTTCCAAATTATGATAGCTATCAATATTATTTTGTAAATCAATATATGGATAGTTACCATCATCATTAGTTAATTTATATTTCTGCCAATCTTTACTTTGACCTGTAGTAACAACACCACTATCATTAACTACATCTTTAAAGGCTTTTGATTTTTCATCCATATAGACTTTGTCAGAATCAAATTTAGTCGAATACTTATCGCACTTAGTTCTAATTTGCTGTAATTTAGTATCAGCTAGGTTATTGATTTCTTGTATTGATAAAGATTTAGCGATTTCAATATCAGATAATCCTTTTTCTTTAGCTTCGTTTATTCTCGTTATAATATCTTCACCTGAAGCCATTTGTTGTTCAAATAAAGTCATTCTATCTTCTATACGATCATATAATTCATCTAATTCAACAATATACTGCAATTTAGTTTCGGCACTAATCTCACTAACTAACGACTGTTCAATATTAAAGCTGACAATGCGCTCCGCAACTATCACATTGCTTAACCCCTTTTCTGCTATCAAAACTTGCATCGTTACAGACCCTTGCCGTTTTAATAATTCATTGGGCATCTGATATTCAAATTGTCCTTTTGTATTTAATAAAGGATCTTTAAAAGTTAAAGTATCTTTAATAAAAGACTTATCACTGTGCTTTAATGCTATGTGGCCTTTCACATTTTCAGGACCTAATAAATACGGTTCGCTATCTTTATTTACATTAAAAGTAAAAACAGCCGAATCTCTATCGGCTGTTGAAAAACTAACATTTAAATTACTTCTAGGTTGATATTGTGCAGTATTTTCTAGGTTAATTAAGACTTCTTTATTTAATTGACTCATTAGCTTATAACCTTCCCTTCTATCATTCCCCACACGCCTGGTGACTCTTGACTACTATAGTTTCTACTTAAAATTTCTGGTATACCTGTTACATTATTACGGTTTAGTTCATGGCGAAAACCACCTGTGATAAGAGGTTGAACTACTAAGTTATACCCAGCATGTCCTTTGCGTGCTTCAGGAAACCCTTTAAGTCGTTTTGTATCATCTGTTGTTAAATAAAATGTCATACCTACAATATTGATTTCAGCTATATTGGTTATAGATGATGGTACCCGTTCCCATTTACCAGAATTTTTGTATACATAGTTCCAATCTGATGTATTAGTATCATCTCTATCTTGACCAGAAATAACGCGCTCAAATGTTACCATATTTCTACCAAAGCTGTTTCTTGTTAATATTTGAATAACATCACCATTTGTTTGTGGTGGTTGAACTTCTAGCCACCAACCAGCATCACGCCATTTTCGTGGCATAGGAAAATCATCAATTCTAAATGTATGGTTAGTGTATAAATAATAAAAACCTGGTTCTTTAACTTTTTTCAAACTTGTTAAATCTTCAGGGCGAATAGGTAATGGTTTAACGCGTCCTCCAGTATCGGTTAAAAGATAAGGTGTTCCTCGACTTCTTAAACTTTCTAAAATCCCACGTTGACCTATCATATAAATGTGATGATTACGATTACCGTCTCCTCCCACCGTAACACCCAACATTAAAGATTTTTTTCCAGTATCATAGTCATAGTACACTTGCAATCCTTCAGCTTCTTGGAAATCTCCTGGATAAAGTCCAATCACACCACCAATATTAATCTCTCTCTGATAAACTTGCTCCTTGGATTCTAAATCAAACGCCGTTAAATAATTAGGATTATCTACATTGGAATCACCCGTATACCAATACAAGGTACTTTCATCAAAACCTACGCCTTGCATAGGCTGAATACTTGTCGTTAAATGCATGGGTATATCAAACTGATACAAAACGTTATCGACTTCTTTTTCTATATCGTCTAAACTTCTAATTTCAATATAATTTCTTGAGTTGCGTTGTTCCCATTCACTTTGTGGATATTCAATTCTAAATAAAATACGACCTTCTTTTTCATTAATCACTGGTGTCAAATAAGGTTGTTCGGAATGACCTGTAAACACGTCTTTCATACCATGTGTACCATACGTGTATTCAACCCCTGGTTGATATCTAAAGCGTACAAGATGACCTTTTTTATTACTATCCTCAATATAACTATAAATCCATAATTCATCATTAATATAACGATAACCATTATGAGTGCCGTGCCCACCGCCTCTGACGAAGGCATTATCTATTTCTTGTCCGTTTGGCATTAACCTTGTTAATTTATAACCGCCACTTCTTGCTTGTGTCATATAAATAACACCATGTCGATTATCTACCCAAAACGACTGCATAACAGAATTAGTTAATGGAGCAAGTTCTGTAACTGGTAAAAATTCTTGTTCGTTCGGTTCAAAACGATATTCAATATCTAAGACTTCTTTTTTAGCTTCATTCAATGCCTTGATTGTTTCATTTTTACTAATAAACGTACGTTCTTCCCATACATCTAGATGTTCTTTTAACGTTGGAAAACGATTGCCCAACATATCAACACGAGCTTGTACGATTTCATTTGCGCTATTGTCTCTTGGTGATACAGCTAAATGATTGATTTGTGATTGAAGATTTCGATTTACATCACTTTGTGTACGATGACCATGCTTAATTTGTTTGCTATGATGTTGTATTTCATTGTCTACTTTAGCTTTAGCAATAATATTAAACAATTTATTGATTGCGGATTCTATTTTACTTATATTACGGATTGAATCATTTCTAAAGTCCTTCATATTATTACTTAATGCCTTTTTAAGATTTATCATTTCGTCACTCCTCTATAAAAAAGGAACTGTCCCTAGCTTTCCATTATTGTCCACTGTAATTAAAAATTGTGAACCATTTGGAGAAGTTAAGACAATTCCTTGTGATTTTATATATTTATCTATATTTGATTTATCTTGATAAGTTACAATACCATCTTGTAATTGACCATTTCTATTTCTAGTATTAGCGTATGGTATACCTGTAATGGCTAACCAATGGGTTTTGACATATTTTGGCTCTCCATTAGGGCTTAAAACAATAATTTCTGTTTCTTCTGTCATTCTATGACACTTCCTATCGTTTGATATTCAAAAGGGCTACCAATGCTGTGTGTATAAAGCTTATTCATTTCATTGGCTTGATAATTAAATAGGTTGTCTTGCGCTCTCAAGCGCTGATTAATAGATTGTTGAATTTGTACCATATCTTTAATTTCATTGCTAAATGAAACGGTATCAATTTTATTTGTATATGGATGACTTCTTTCAAGTTTAACTACTTTAAGTTCTGTGTTATAACCCATAATTTCATTTACAAAAAACACTTTATCTCTAAGAGTTAACTTATTTTTACTAATATAATTCACTTCTAAATCTGTTTTTGGTGTGTCTTGAAGTTGTGATTTAGCCCATTTTCTAAGTTCTGTATTATTCGTTATTTTATCGTTGGTTACAACACCTGCAAAACGTTTACCATATAACTTAGCATTATCAGATGTGTGAGTCACAATAGCTTTATATCCTTTATCACCATTTGTATTTGCAGTAGTATTAATCACTTCACTTTTCTCTGTACCAACCAAATATCTTGGTTTAACACCCTCGGCTAATTTGTGTTTTGGATCTTTCCCAACAAATACAAATTCTAGCTTATGTTTGCCTTTTGAGACACCTTTTTTAAGATCTATTTTTTCAGAGTTTGCGCTTTTATCCCAACAACTATAACGGCCAATTTTATTGCCATCAATATAGGCGTCAAACAAACCACCATCTTTACCTTTTTTAATGGTATAGATAATAGTTTCATCACCATATTTACAATTAATTGTGACAGTTGCTTTACCACCTATTTTATCTGTCCCCCAAGTCTTTTCTTTTTGAAAATCCTTAGTATATGAAAGTTGTGGTGGTTTAATCGATTGATAGTTTTTTGTTTCTTGGCTTTTATATTTTTGGCCATAAGCTTTTATCACTGTTCTAAGTTCTAAGGTACTTACTTTTAAATTCATCGTATCCGTATTATATGGGTGTCTGATAATTTCCTCTGTCATATGGTAAAAACTAGCTTCATCATAAAATCCAATTTCTGTATCATTTGCATATATAATACATCCAAATGCTTCTATACTGTCATTGATGTATTCTGTCCCATTTTTTCCACCTAATTCTTCAAATGGTACCTTTTCAGTGAATTTACCAAAAATTTTAAAAGTATAGCGTAAACGCGTTTCTTGATTTTTGAATCCATAATTTAAATATTCTTCTAGTGTATACTTAGGTATAGGTTTATCTTCACTTGTTGTTTCATCATCTTTTTTATTAGATTCAACAAAATGATTTTGAAATTCATGAATAATATGATGGGCTGTAATTTCAGTAAATATTTTTTCTCCTTTTACTTTAGGCGTTACTTCCTTAATGACAAAGCGCTCTCCTTGATAAATAATATAATTCTCGCAAATTAAAAGGTCATAAACAAATCTATTATGTGAGGTTCTGTATACTATGAAGAATAAATCTCTACCTTGACTCACCTCATGGTTATCTTTAAATTCTCCATAATCAACATCAAAAATATTCTCACAAATTGTTTCTTCTAAATTCATTACTGCTAAATAATCATGTTTATATTGCATATGCATCACCTATAAATAAAAGGGAAATCAAACTCTGATGAACAAGAGCCGACTTCCCCTTTTATTTTAAATTCATTGTAACCAGGATCTAATGTAATTACTCCTCTATTAGTATCAATTCCGCAACGGTAATTCTCACGATATGCATATATACTATTCAATACAATATTTGTATTTTTAGTTGAAGACTTTTTGTATTTGAATATATCACCTGTTGTTAGGTTAACTAATTCAAAACCACCGTTAGACTGAACATTTAACTTTATATTAAGCTGATGACCAAATTGAGGTTTGATTATATCATTCGATCCATTCCAAATGGTAAATTGGTTTTTAATGTGATAGTATTTAATATTTTCATTTAGAGTGAAACTATTTTCTACTCCCCAATCAGAACCAAAATCAGCAATATTTCTTGTAGTAAAAACTGATTCCGAATAACCTTTATAGACATTAAAAGTAACTTCAAATTCTATTGATGTTCCATCAGATTTTAAAGTTGGATTCACTTGTGCTCTATTAACTGAGTATTTAATATTTGGAAGTTGAGAAGTAATAACATAAAACGGCTTTCTTCTACAAAATTTAGCACGTAAATGATGTTCAAAAATATATTTATCTGTTAAATCTTCACCATCAAATCCAAATCTTAATATTAAATTGAAAGGAGCATACGTGACATAACCTGGTATTGTGCCATCGATACCATCCATAGTAATATCATTATCAACTGCATTGGGATATTCGACTTCAGCATCAAGAAAAAAGAAACCAGTATCTCCTGATACGGTTTCTTCGTGTTTCTCATCTATGATTTTAACCCATCTTTCCATTAATTCAACGCAACTCCTTTCTTATAGAAACCATTTCTAGTTTTCGAACTATTCTTTTCATTCAATATTTTTAACAAAGAATCTATACTATCCCCTTTTTGATTAGCTATGACAGCAATCAGTGCTTTAGTTAAATTATTGTTTTCATCTGTTAACATCGCAATCGTATTTAATGTATTTTCAATTTTAGAATAATCGTTATTAATCACTACATTACTTTGTTTAGTTCCTAAGCCAAAACTTTTAACAATATAATCTAATAACTGAATACCTCTACTACGCTTACTATTATGCATAGGTACAATAACTTCTTCTCTATTTTTCTCAGCAATTTCTGCAAATTGATGTTGTCTAACAACACCACCATTTTCATAAGCTCTAGCAGCAGCTCTTGGGAAACCACGCATGCCATACAATTTCTCAATATATCTCATTGATGATATCGCTTGATGTATTGGATTGTTGAAATTTGTAAATCCTGGTTTAGCATTTGCTAAAAATGTTGGTAATATCATTTGGAAAAGACCTTTTGAAGGCGTTCCACGTTGAGCGTTAATATCCCAGTTGTTTATCGCATTAGGATTAAATCCTGATTCACGTTCTACAAGTTTCATCATATTTGATAAAACATAGTTAGATTTAAACTTACCACCTAAAATACCTTGTGCTTGCTGAATTACTCTTCTGGCAAAAGCAGCTCCTGAACCTTGTACACTCGAACCACTATTTTTAGCTAACCATGGTTCGGGATCAATTGCTGCTCGATTAGATTCACTACCTTTCATTACTTGGAAGTGTAAATGTCTGTAATTAGTCATAGAACCTGTATTACCAGATTTAGCAATCAAATCACCTGATTTTACTATTTCACCTTGTTTACGTAGTTGTTTATTAAGATGCATGAACCATAAATAAGTACCATTTTTAGAAATTGTAACAGCATTACCTCCACCGCCGTTATCAAACCAATTTCTAATTTTACCACCCATCGGCGTTCTAACAGGTGTATTTTCTGGCATATCGTAATCTATACCATAGTGTACACCACCATTAAATGGATAATTAGGATTGGGGTTTTTAGGTGGCGCAGAGAAAGGTTGAAGTATTGGATATCCTGAAAATACAGAACCATCTCCACCCCCAAACTCATCAAACCATGACTTCACTTTTTTAACTAAAGATTTAGTTAAATTTTTATAAGCTGCTTTAACTAATTTAACTGTGACATTATTATCTAATCCAAAGTTAATATTCATACTACTCATAACTTTATCGACAAGTTTACCTGGGTTACTCATATAGTCCCAAATATCACCAATCTTATCACCGAGCCATTCAGCTCCTTTTTTCACTGCACCAAGACCTTTTTCTCCATGTTCTTTAACTGTTTGAGCAGCATTAGAAGCTTTATCTTTTAACTTGTCAAATCCTAATCGTTTCATCCAATCTTTAGATCCTCTAGAGAACCTCGGTATATCATCAGTTAATAACCCCGACTGCTTCATACGTCGTGTATCACGAGCATTAATGACACTGTCCCCTGCACCAAGATGAACAAGTCTATTTCTACCTGTCGGCATTTCTAATCTACCATCTGCACGATGAATAATTTCTTGAACTCCACCATCTGGTGCATTACCTGGTCCTTTATCATTAACCATTGCAATGGTTGATTGTTTAAGCCCACCATTTGAATCAGTAGGTAAATTATTTCCATCAAGTGTTCCAGTAGATAAAGTAGGTATTGGTGTGATTAACTGTTTATTACCTGTTATTGCTTTTGCAATTTTATTAATTCCACCAATCATGCCATTTAATCCACCAATAGCTTTATTAGCAACTGTCCTTCCTAAATCACCTGCTGCTTTACCGAAGTCTTTGCCAACATTTCGAATCCAATTTAAAGTGCGTCCTAGCCAAGTTGTGAAACCATTATATACGGACTTAGCTTTTTTCCATCCTTCATCGGCAATATTAATAAAATTATCTTTAGCTCGACTAAGCATACCACCCGTACGATTATCAACAATATCGTAGGCTTTACCAAACCATTTAGATGTTGATTGCATTACAGAATATGCTTTATCACCTGCTGTTTTAGCAGTGTCAGTAAACCGTTCTCTTGTACGATTTAAAATACCAGTCACTTTGTCTTTAGCTGTGTTATAAGCTTCACCAAACCATCTAGAAGTCCCTTTATAAACTCCCCAAGATTTATCAGTAGCAGTTTGCTTTGTCTCTTCTAATTTATTACGTGTAGACGACTTCACATTTTCCCACGTATTAGACACTTTTTCAGATACTTTAGACCAAATATCCCCTGCTTGTTCCCAGGCTTCATTCCAACCGTTTTCAAAATTCGATTGTATTTCTCGTCCTTTTTTTACAAACCATGCAGAAAAACTGCCAGATTTTTCTGCTAAAGATATGCCAAATTGATTCCAAAAATCATCAGCTTTTTCTTTAACATCAATTATCCAATCCGTGACATTAAACCATCCCGTACTTACATCTGACATCATCTCATTAAAATGCGTTTTCCAACCTTCACCCATTTCTATAAAAGGTGAAGCTATCCAATTTCCTAAACCAGATAGTCCATCATTAATCTTTTGTTTCCAATCTGTATCTGTAAAAAAACTTGTTATGGAGTTCCAATCATTTCGAAAACCTTCCCAAAAATCATTCCAATCTTTTTTGAAAAATTCCTTTGTCTTATACCACCATTTTTCAGAATTAGAATATACACGACCATTGGATAAATCCATTTCTTCTTCGATATCTTCATTTTGTTTTTTAACAAGATCTACAAGTTCATCTTTAGTCGAGTTAGCCATTTTTATTTTTTCATTTCTATCTCTTTCGGCCTCGTTTAATGCTTTTTCACGCTGTTCTTTTGTTAAATCTTGATTTTGTTCTATTGCATATACTTGATCTTCATATTCTTTTTCAATTTCTTTAAGTCGAGCTTTACGTGCCTTTTCAGCTCGTTCAATGGCTTTACTAGCTTCATCAACTGAATATGACTCGTTATTTTGTTTCATTCTAGATAGTATCTTCTGTTGCTCTTGTTCGGTCTTAGTAAGAGCAGAAGTAGTGATTTTTGCTCGTTTGTTTTCTAATTCTTGAAGCTCGTTTAATTCATATGGTGTTAGTTTTCCATTTTCAACTTGCTTTCGCTTAAGTTTATCTATTGCTTCGTTTAATTTATTTTGTTCTTCAATCTCTTTATTATTACGATCAATTGTTTTCTGAAGTATTTTCTCTTTTTCTTTTTCAGTAAATGACTCAGTAAACTCAAGAACTTTTTTAGTATTATTAATCTCGTCTTCTTTACGTTTTTCATACTGTTTTGTTAAATTATCTGATAGTTTCTTTTCGATATTCAATAATTCGTTAGCTTTTTCATTTGAAATATCACCATGATTTAATTTAACTTGTTCTAAAATACGTGAAGATTCTTCAGAATATTTTACATATTTATCTAAGGCTTTTTCAGTTTCTTTAGACACACCTTTACCTAGCACTTTTGTACTATCAGAAGCTTTATCAGTTGCGGTACTTAAAAAGTCAAATACTGGTTTAACATCTTTTACTAAGCCGTCCCATCTTGATTTAGCACTTTTAACAAATGCGTTATTTTCTTTTTGGCTTTCTATGAATTTATCTTTCATATGTTGCAAGCCCTTATTTAAGTCACCTAATGCACCACCAGTAAATACTTTTACAACATCACCTAATCCATTAATTCCATTACGGAACCAATCAACCTCTTTATAGGCTTTAGCGAAAAGGCCTCCTAATGTGACTAAACCAGTTATAGTCCAACCAACAGGACCACTTAAAATTTTTAATCCATGCCCTAATAGTTTAAATGAACCACCTAAAAGACTTACGCCACCTGCAGACCTTTTAGAAACGCTTGCAAATCTACTTAAATTTTCAGTAGTATTTTTAGACTTTTTATTAAATTTACCGAATGGTCCTAAAAGTGTAGTCATTTTTCTACCGAATAGCCCAGCTTTTTCACCGGATTTTGACATAGACATGCCAGCAGATGTATTTGCCATTGCATTAATAGTTGCTTCAGCTGAATTTTCTGCCATTCTACGATTGAGCATTGCATAACCTTTAGCCGCACTTGACGATGCACGTAAAAGTAATCCTAAACCTAAAGTTACAGGACCAATAGCTGCAGCTACTCCCATAAATCCTACAATTGTTGCTTTAGCACCTTTAGGTAAAGCATTAAGTGCTTCTACACCAGATTTCAATACATCTACACCAACTGATAATGCTGGTTGTAATGTTTCAAACACTGATAACGCTAGTTCTTCAGAAGCTGAACGAAGCTCTCTTAAACTACCACCGAGTCCAGCTTCCATAGTATCTGCCATCTTTTTAGCAGAACCTTCACTATTATTAATCGCTTTAGACAGTTTATTATAATCTGATTCTGAAGCATTAATAATTGCTAATGCACCACTCATTGCCTCTTTACCAAATATAGTTGCTGCTGCACTTGCTTGTTGGTCTTTACTTAAATGTTTAAATTTAGACCGTAATTGATCTAATACATCTTTCATAGGGAGCATTTCGCCACTACTATTTGTAATAGAAATACCTAATTTTTCCATTTGATTTTTCATAGCTTTAGTAGGTTTAGAAAGGTTAGTAAACATAGTTCGTAACGCTGTCCCAGCTTTTTCACCTTTAACACCAGCATTACTCATTAACCCAATTGCTAAAGATACATCCTCAATTGAATAGCCAAGTGCACCTGCAACTGGAGCAGCATATTTAAATCCTTCTCCCATCATAGAGACATTCGTATTTGCATTTGCACTTGCTGTTGCTAATACATCAGCAAAATGACCACTATCTTTAGCTTGTAATCCAAAAGCAGTTAAACCATCTGTAACAATATCAGAGACCATACCTAAATTTTCACCAGAAGCTGCGGCTAAATCCATAACACCTGGTAAACCTTTAATCATATCTTGAGATTTCCACCCAGCCATTGCCATATAGTTTAATGCTTCTGCGGAATCACTAGCACTAAATTTTGTAGTAGCACCCATTTCACGCGCTTTAGCTTTTAAAGCATCAAGGTCTTTGCCTGTAGCTCCAGAAATAGCTTGAACTTTACGCATACCATCATCAAATTCAACACCTAATTTACTTGCGTAACCCATTATTCCAACAATAGGTGTTGTCACATACATAGACATATTGCGTCCTAAACTACGCATTCCTTGAGAAAATTTATCATACTTAGCAGATAAGCCATCCATTTGATCTGCAGTTCTAGTAAAATGACTATTCGCAATCATTTGTTCTTTGTTGAATTGTTTAAATTCTTGTTCTGTTTTATTGATTGCTTTTTGAAGGCTGTTCATTGAAGCTTTTTCTCTATTCACAGCTTTTTCTGCATTCGCTAAATTTTTAGAATAATCTTTAATAGTTTTAGAAGAATTATTTCTCACTTTTTCTGCTTCTTTTAATGCATCACTAGAAGCTTTATGAGATTGACCTACAGTCTTATTTTCATCTTTTAGGCGTTTGTTCGCGTTCTTCAATTCATCAATGGTATTTTTAGAAGTTTTATGCAGGGCTTGAAGCTTTCTATATTCTACTTGTTCTCGTTTTTTAGCTTCTGTAGCTTGTTTAACTTGTTCAGTTGTGGCTTTTCCAGAATTTCTTAATTTTCGTTCTTCTTCTCTAAGCTTAGCAATTTTTGCAGATGACTTAGCTTTTTCAGCATTATAATAACGTTCTTGTGCTCTTGCTTTCTCAAGTTCTTGTTCAGATTTCTTTAACTCGCTATTAGATTTTTTTAAAGCTTCATCGTATTTTTTATGAGCTTCCGCAAGTTTTTTCACTTCTTTTTCTTGGCTATCTATACTTTTCGTCGCTTTCTCATAGGCGTTTTGTACAGACTTTAATTCATGCTTAGCTTCATCATATAGCTTTTTCTGAATACCCATTTTTTTATTCAAACTATCTAAACGTGTTTGATATTTTTGTACAGACTTTTCAGAACGTTCAAACGCAGACATATTGGCTTTCATTTCAGAATTTAGCACACCTATTTGGCGTTTAAACCCTCTCATGCCTTCTTCTACACTAGAATTATCCATAGTATTTTTTATCGTCATGCCTTGAACTGTTTCCATTTATATTTAACCTCCTTTCTATCCACTGAAAATTGCGGCTAATCCAGCGCCTGTAATTACTTCATTTTCATCAGATTGTTTATTATTTTCGTTTTCAGCTTCATGATTTAATATGTCTAGTAATTGAAAATACGGTTGTTCCTTAACTTCTGTTAAAGTCCAACCGTAACGTTCCATACAAAATATTTGTATTTGTTTAATATTCGATAAAAACTCTTTTATTGAGGTTGTTCTTCGTTTTTTCCCTCTTGTACTTCCTCATCTTCTGTATCTTCTTCGTCTTCTCCAAGAATTTCTCGAAATATTTCATCATTTACACGAATGTATTCTTTTTGTGTCATATTTTTAAGCAAATCTTCTTCTGTTAATCCTTGGTCTTTAAATAAATATACTACGAAGTCACGCTGTATTTTTCTAATCTTTTTATTAGATGGTTCTTCTTTTTCTCTTTCATTTTTTTCTTGTTCCATGTGTTCCCAGAAAACCTCAACCTCACCTAATGTAATACCGTCTTTTGTATATTGTTCTTTTTTACCTGTTTCTTTATTTTTAATTTCAAATTTAATCATTATATTGGCTCCTTCATTAATTATTGAATTTTATATATAAAAAGACGACCGAAGCCGTCTTAACAATTATTCAGTGACATTCACATTAACTTTAGCTGTTTTATTTCCATCATTTGTTTTAACCATAATTTTTGATGTTCCAGGTGATAACGCAGTAACTAAACCTTTATTATCAACACTTGCTACTTCCTCATTTGAAGTAATATAAGTTACAGATTTATACGTTGCCGTACCAGGTGTTATATTGACGACTAATTTTTCTGTATCTCCAACGCTTAATTCTAATGATTCTTTATCAAAACCCACACCTGTTATTTTAATTGGATTAGTAGTGAATGCTTCTATATCAATCTTTTCTGATTCTCCATGAGCATTTGACCAAGACGCTTTAAACGTACCTTTCGGATATGTTGTATTGGCTTCAAGACCACTAATAGTTACATTGGCTTTACCATCATCGCCACGTTGTCCAGTAGCAATCACTTCATTATCTTTGTGAATTTTTAAAATATCTGCCATGTAATACCTCCTTCACTTAATTAAAATCCCCTACTCTGCAGAAATAACAACAGACTTAGCATTTGTCGTTATTTGTACATTTCGGGGAATATTAGGGTGTACCTACTTCATCATCAGTTACATTTACGATATTTTCGTTAGCTTTAAGCTTTGAAAATCCAGGTAATACTGCTTCAAAAAACTTATCAGAGTTATTTTCACCTTCATGATAACCAACAATTCTTGATTTACCATCAATGTCTCTCGCTATCCAATCTCCATTAAGCGTAGTCGGTTCAGGAGCTTCTGCTTGTTTCTGCGTTGTTTTCCATTCATCAGAATCAAGACTAAGTGTTCCTTTAACCAAACCACAGTATATAGGTTCTGAAGTTAATAAATGTTCAGACTCACCAATCATCGCAACATACGGCGCACTTGTATCGTCTCCAACCCACGAAGAGCCATTCGTATCAGTATCACGTCCTAAAACTATGTTTAAATGTTCAGTAGGAATATTAAACAATCCTAACTCTGATTTAACTTCTCCAGCACCTTTTTTCTTCTGCCATACTGTTTTATTAGATGCACGCATTTCTATATTTTCAGGTGCTAAACCTGAAACATTCATATTAACGGTTCCACCTTTTTCATCTTTCCATAAAAATAAATTTTTTAATGTTTTACCTTCTTGATCAAAAACACCTACGTAAATTTGTTTAAATCCAACTGTTTTGCTCATTTATTTTTCCTCCTTAAAATGAAAAAGAACGTATCTATTCGACACGCTCTCCTTTGTAATATTTATTTTTAGGTATGCCTCTATATCTTCGTGACATAACATATCTTTTAGTTGCTTCAAAATAATCATCTAGTTGTGTAGAAAATTGTTCCATATCTATTTTCCACATTAGATGCCTTATTCTATTTTTAATATCAGTTGCTATTTGGTGATTGTGACTTTCAACATCTATTTGAACAGAAAACGTTATAGTTAAATACTTGTTTGAAACGAATGTACTGGGCTTATCGTATATTGGTGAGATAATGACAAATGAGTCTGTATCATCGGCATTTTCAGTTAATTTATAAAAATATACGCGTTCTCCAATTAGTTTATTTAATAACTGGTCCTTTTGGATTACATTTTTTATTTCTTCAAGCATTTTCATTAATCACCCATCTTTCTAGCAATGATATTGTTATATTTATCACTCGTACTTTCTAATGTTTTAGCAATTACACCAAAACCTCTCGGAATAAATTTCCTTCCATTTCTATCATAACCATGTTCATTAAGGTGAATTAATTTTTGGCGTGATTTTGGACCGTCCCAATAAATCATGACTCTTCTAGTATTACCTTTACCATAAGGTTCACTTCGTTTTGTTTCTTTAATAGTTGCCCCTGTATCTTTAAAAACTTCAAAATTCTTTACTAGTTTAGATTTAATATAGTCAGAGCCTTCTATTAATGCTTCATCAGCCTTTTTAGTCATTGGTACTTTTCCAAATTTGCTTTCCATCTTTTTCATAAGTTCTTTAGTACCTTTTACTTCTATATTAATCACGTTCAGAAACCACCAAAGTAATATAACCTTTTTGTGGTTTATCAAATCTTATATCAAATATATTAAACAATATATTATCAAATCGCTTATCTTTTATCTGAATTTTATGATTGAATTTGGGGACAAATTCTTTACTAGAATCCCTCATAATAAGTGTAAAACTTTGTGTTTGAGTATCATTACCAAGTATTGTTATATCTTTAATTGAATTATTATACTTTTCTCCCTTACATTTAAAAATAGGGTCCTCCAATCTTTCATTTGGATATGGTCCTGATTTTTTTGTTTCATAAAATTCTAAATAATTATTAAAATTTTTGAATATCATTTTATCACCACTTTTTTAGTTTTAAAATGAATGATTGTAGAACTTTATCGTTAAAACCTTTATTTATACGTTCATATTCAACAAAACCTCTAGTTTCATAATCTCTAGAAATAATATATCGAATTGCTTGAACATATAAAGGATAAGCTTTATGTTCCGATGAATATCTTGGTACACCGCTAAGAGCTAATTCTGATTTAGCACTCTCAATTAGCGAAGATATTAAATCATTTTCACAATCAAAATTTACGTTTAACCAAACTTTAATTTCTTCAACATCTTTTTTATCCATAATAAAAACCCCTATTCAGCTGAAATAACGGCAGATTTTGAATTCGTCATTATTTCTACATTTAGGGGCTTATGAGGGCATGCCGTCTTTTTGTCCTTTGACTTTCGCAATACGAAACGCACTATCTAATGTACGTTGTTGATCATACCAAGCTGTTAAAACAAATAAATATTCACCTTTTTTAACATCTTTATCAGTATCATAAGTTGTTGCATCATAGTTAATACCAAAATAATTAAAGTCTCCAATGACTGGTTTTACTGCTGCGTCTGTAAACACTACTGGTTTTCCAAATACTTTTTCTGCAGGAGTATCAAAGAAATTAGTTGTTCCATTAGATAATGTTTTTAAAATTTTAACGTAATCTGCATATTTCATATAAATTGTAGCATTTTCACGATAGTCTTCATGTAAATCTGCTAAAGATGCTACTATAGCTTCGTATATATCACTACCTTCAATTTCTTTAACATCACCACTATAGAATGACATATGTTCTAAACCAGACTTAGGAGAGTCTGTAAAAGCATCTTTACGTTCTTTTGCAGCAAGACCAGATTGTAGTGCATTCTCAACCCAATTAACTAAATCTACATCCGAGCCATGAATAACTGTATCAGAAATAGCTGAAAATACTTTGAATTTATTAGTTGCAAATTTAACTGTATCCCCCTTTACAGCTAGTTCTTTTGCAGTTTCTTCATCAGTAATAAAATCATCATCGTCAAGTGTATAAGATATACGAGGAATCTCTAATCCTTTAATATTAGTTAAACGCGCTTTTTCACGTAACTGGTTTTTAGCAAACGGTTCTGAAACAATCTCTTTAGAAAGTGTTTTAGGTAATAACTTATCTCCACCAGAATCATTTCCAGTTGGTAGTGCATGTAACAATTTTTGTGCCTCTTGTGATGGTTTTTCAAACTCATTTGGCAACAATGCGTGGCGGTAGAATTCTGCCTTTGCTTTAATAATTTTGTCTTCTTCGGATAATCCTTTAAAATCTCCTTGCTTCTCTAAATCTTTCTGAGCCTTTTCTGTATTCTTAGCTTCCACAGTATTTTTTCTTTCTTCTAAAATATTGAATCGTTGTTGTAAAGTATTAACCTCCGATTCTAATTTTTGTACATCTTCAAAAGGAACATTAGGGTCTCCTGCTTTTTTAGATAATTCATCACTTTTACTTTTCAATTGTTCTCCAACCGTTCCTAGTGATTGCTTTAATTCATATAATGTTGACATAATAAGTCATCTCCTTGTAATTTAAATGATTAATTTTAGTGTCTCTGCTCTTTGTTTTATTGCCTCTCGTTCCTTTATTTCTTCATCTGATATGCTTTTTTTAGGTGTTTCAACCAAATTTTGGCATTGTATGTCTTCAACGTTAGTAATTTTCTCTAAATCTTTATTTACTTTTTCTGGAACATACTTAAATAACTTTTTACTATTTTCGGAAATACTGGCTGCTATTTCATTAGGTTCTAATATCTCATCAGCCAATCCTTTATCAACTGCTTCTACCGCAGTTAACCATGTTTCTGCTTCAAGTAATTTATTTAACTCTTCTTCTGTTAGTTTATTAGATTTATCTAAATAAGCTGAATTACTAGCCTCGTCAGTTTTTTCTAATAAAATTGCTGTATCTCTTAATTCTTTTGCATTACCAATAGCCATAATCCAAGAATTATGAATCATCATAAAGCTATTTTTATGCATAAAAATAGTGTCACCGCTCATTGCGATAACACTTGCAATTGATGCTGCTAAAGCATCTATATATACATTAATTTTAGCTCTATGCATCTTCAACATATTATAAATTGCATGTCCTTCAAACACATTTCCGCCTGCAGAATTAATATGAACATCAATTTCATGAACATTCCCCAAACTTTCTAAATCTCTTTTAAATTCTGAAGCAGTTACATCTGTGTCAGACCACTTATCAGAGACGATATCACCATAAATGTATATTACACCTTTACTTTGTTTCTTCTTTATCTGATAATATGTTTTCGCCTTCGACATTTTTTTCACCACCTTTCAAAGAATTTCTTTCATCAACTGGCGTATCAATAGGATATAAGTCTCCACTTATTAATGGCTTATCGCCATTTTCAATTGGTGGTAAATCTTCCCACTCTCTTACTTTATTAATAGTATAGTAACCGCTTCTAATTGCTTTGAAGTAAACATCTGCTTGTGTTTTACTATCAGCGCGTAAAAATGATTTAATATTAAATTTAAAATAATAACCTGATTTGTACTGATCAACAGTTAATAATTTACGATTAAACTCACTTTCATACTGTTTAATAATTGGTAATAATGTATGTTGTAAATAAAATCTATTCAATTCTTCTGTTGATTTAAAGGTTATAGCATTTGATGCATTTAAAAATACTGCCGGTATTTGAAATACATTTGCTATTCTTTCTCTAGTCAAATTTTCTGAAGCTACAATATCCTCAGAAACATATTTTTTATCTAAATGATCTATTTCAACGCCAGGTTCCCTGAATAAAATACCTCCGTTATCTCGATAAAAACTTCGAAAATCGTCTAATATTTGTTGTCTTTTCTCTTTGTCCACATTAGATTCATATTTCAAAATAAATGATTCATTCTTTTCCATTTCATTTAAGTTAAACTCACGTATAGCTTTATCGAAATCTACTGTATTTTTTAATACATCAATTGGGCTTATACCACAAACCATGTTAGACCCAATAATATGTTTAAAGTGCATCATATCTGTATTATGAACAATTAATTTATTGCCAGTTGCGGCATGAATTTTATAAAATAATTCATTTGTATTGTTTTCCATTAATATTTCTACAACATCAGGATTGATGATATATAATTTTTCGGGTTGATGGTATATATCTCTATCAATCAATACATATGCATTCCCTTTTTCATTTCTACAAGTTTCAATTTGATTGATCAAATCAAAGCTTGTCATAGAGTGGTTTGGAAAATCAGTTATTAGCATGGAAACATTATTATCTATAACTTCATAATTCTTATATAACTTAATAGGCATACTAGATATAGAGTTACTCAACCTTGAAACAGCTGAAAATATCGTTTCATTTGTTTCTAAAGTATTATTATAAATTCCCCAAAACGTTTTGTTTTTCCAAGTAGAAAAATTATTGTTTTTTTCTACTGCTTTATCAACCCATTTTTCAATTAGCCTATGTTTTATTTTGTTAAAGATTTTTAATTTAGCAATTTTTACCACCTCCTTTAATTAAATAGATCTCTTACACTTAGAAATTCGATATTTCCTTCTCCTTTTACAGAAACAATTTTATTCATAATATCTGTATAAGTATTTAACAAAGCTGCAAATCCATCTATTTTTCGATACTTATTTTGTTTAGTTGGTAGCCAGTTGCCATTTCTGTCAGTTGTTAATTTAACGTTATTGATATACCAACGAAGCATTGGGTTATTATTAAAAATAACTTTTCCATCTAAAAACAATTCATTTAAATCTTTAAGTGCTGGACTCAAAGTATATGACCCTTGTCTTGTTTCTTCTGTCGAAAAACCATAATTCTTTAATTCCTGATTTAATTTAAATGCATTTGCTCTATCATATGTTATTTTTTTAACAGGATATTCTTTGTTTATTTTAATAATCCAATCATAAACCTTTTGATAATCAACATAAGAACCAGGTGTTATAGTTAGATATCCTTCTTCTTGCCACTCTCTAAATGGAATTTTTTCATTTGCATATTTAACTCTATCCTCTGGAACCCATGAATGAGATAAAACAGCTATATTACCATCATCTAAAGCAAAAGTAGCACATGCAGCAGTAAAATCTTGTGTTTCTGATAAATCATAACCTACAGTACATTGTTTACCTTTTAATTCTTTAAAATCTATAACTTTATTGTTTTTCATTACTGTTTCGTAATCTAAATAGCTCATTTCATCACTATTTACGAATATGTTAAATCGTTTAGTTATAAAATCTCCACGTTCTGCTGGGACTCTTTTCGCTTTTTCCCAATCCTCTTTCATATCTTCTAAATTAATTGAAACACCTAAATTGGGATTTGCTTTAACCCAATTTTCACAATCATCTAGATCATCTTCATTATCTAATGAGGCTAAAAAATAAAATGTTCGTTCATCTTTCATAACCCCATCTAACACATCTTTACCAGCTTCTACCATATCAACTAATGGACCATCTAATTGATAACCGGCAGTAGTGATATAAACAAGTAATGGTTGCTTTCGTGATTGTCTTGAATTTTTAATAACTGAAATTAATTTATAGGTTTTATATTCATGTATTTCATCAAAAACACCAATGTGTGTATTAAGCCCATCTAACTTCTCACTATCAGACGCTTGTGGTTCTATTTTTGAATTCGTTTTATCATGATATATAGCATCTCTTATTGCTCTTAAGTTTTTCTTTAACTTAGGAGATGATTTAACCATTATTTTTGCTTCATCAAATAATAAACGAGCTTGTTTCATACTATTTGCTAATAAAACAACATCTGCTCCTGGTTCCCCATCTTCAGATACATCATAGTTTGTTAAACCTGATATAAGTGTTGTCTTACCATTTTTACGACCAACAAAAACGACGCCTTCTTTAAAGCGTCGTACATGTGTTTCTTTATCTATCCAACCAAATAATGAGCCTATAATAAAATGCTGCCATGGCTGTAATATTAATTGTCCGTATTGTCCTTTTGAAGGTTTGCAGAATTTTTCTATAAACCTTACTGGTCTATGTCCCTTCTTTTCATCAAATATCCATCTAGAATCTTTTTTATCTAAATAATCTAGATGCCTTTGACATTCTTTTTTCACATAATTACTTGCTACTAAATTTCCTTTTACAACTTGTTTAGCGTACCAAGTAGTTAAAAGTTTAGGAGATGGTTTGTTTAATACCTTAATACTCACCAAATCCCTCCTCACTGTCTTCTATAATTTTTTCTCGTTGGGCTGCTGTTAATCCTAGTGATTTCAATAAATTATTAAGTGTTTGAACTGTTTTTGTTAACTCAATACTTAGAGGATTTTTCACTAAATTAGTTGCTCCTGCTTTATTGGTATGTTCAAACATTAATTCGGATTCTTTCAACTCGTCTCTTAATCTACAATAGAATGAATAAGTCTCTAAATATAATTCAATTAACATATCATCAGATTCTCGATAACCATCTATATATTGCACAATTTGTTTTTTTGTCAATTTCATATGTTACCCCCCTTTCATGAAAAAGTCATTCGCGTTGAAAAAGTGGGACTTCTCCCCGGTCTTCTTTGTTCATTTTGTCAACATTTTTACCAGGGGGAATGTCAAAAAATATAATTATAATTTTATTGTTCTTATATTTTTAGTATGATTTGCGTTCACAAAAACTTTTTCTTCATCTTCAGAATGTATTTTGTTATGACATTTCGAACATACACACATTAAATTATCTAAATCTAATGCTTTACTAAAATCACTTTTAACATAAATGATGTGATGAACTAAATCTGCTGGAGTAAAAACACCTTTCCTTATACACATTTGGCATAAATGATTGTCTCTATTTAATGCCATAACTCTTAACTTAGACCAATCTTTACCTTTGTATAACTCTTTAGTCTTCCTTGTTAACTCATCACTATCTATTAATCCTTTATTGTATATATATTTACCATACCATTCGTGTATCACTTGCATAACATGTTGCTTATTAGCTCTATCACTATTATTTAGCCTTTGCTTACATTCTTCTAACGATATGTCCATCTGTTTATACTGGGTGTTGAAGTGTGTTTCTACAATGTCTTTTAATGTATAAGATAAGTAGGTTGTAATGATATATAATGTACCTCTTGGAGATTGTTTAGCATGCTCTATCATCTTATTCCTTATGTCCATCAATAGCTTATGTGTATAATCATTAGGTTGTTGGTAATGGTTATTCATTATTGTTTGGGCTAATACATTATAGTCGAATACTATATCAGTATTTTGCATTATTTTGTTAACATATGTCGTCTTACCACTCATTGGTGCACCATATACAACTACTATCCTCATAACATCACTTCCTATCATGCCACTTAACTTTATATATCTTAAGTATGAACAAAACAACTTTACAATTGATCTAATCTCTAACAATGTATTGATGAGTACTTTAAAGTTCATTACCCCTTAACTTATTGCACACAAAAAGGCACATCACCTAATGTGATATGCCTTAATATAATATAGTATAGTGACCACTTAACCACTACAGTTCATACTAATAATGTAACACATGCAATTCAAAATATTGTTCGCATTTCGTTCGCAAAAAGTTCGCATTTTATTTTTTATAAACTTCTAAGTTAAGAATCGTACCCATTTTATTTACTGCTCTTTTCTTCATCTTATAATACTTAGTTTTACCTAAATGCATTTCTGTATATATTTGATAATCTGTATCATTATCTTTTACTAAGTATCTTCTAATCAAAATAATACTTTCTTCTGCACTTAATGTATTTAATCCATCATCTAACAGTTGAGATATACTATTCAATTCATCTTCTAATTTTTGCCGTTCTATCTTTTTATTAGCAATTAATTCAATACAATTTAATTTTTGTTTAGTTGAAGGAGGAATAAAGCTAAGGTTCTGTGTAAGTCTTGGTGATACTTCTAAAGGTAATAGCTCTATAAGATATCTGTATCGATCAAAAAGTTGATAAACCTTCTTTCTTGTTTTTCTATAATCAACTTCAACTGAAGAAAATAACGCTTGCATAATATTCCTCCCTTACTTTATTGCTGGTATCTTCTATTACTTTCAATAGTCCCTCCTACATAAACTAGCTTACGTTGTAGTTTCTTTATCTCGTTGTCTTTGATACTGTTTATAATTAAAGGTATAAAGGCTATGATTGCTAATATAAATGCTATTGCTATCCACATACCCCTTACATCCATTTATATTTTAAATCTTTTTTTAAACTCTTTATTAAAAATATCTAAATAGCTTTCATAAACCATCATTTTATCTATATACTCCTTATCGATAATATATTCATCTGGGTTAGATATATTATTTTCTCCACAGTAAGCGACTTTACTTTGTAAATTTTCAATATCTTTGTTCATCTCATTATCTATAAAAATAGTTTTATCAATGAATTTTTGATCAAAACAGAATTGATTAGCACTAAAAACATTATTAAAATCCTTTTTTAATGTTCTCATTTGGTCTATATGCTTATTTAGATTAACAATATATCTATATGCTTCATTATCCTTATAAGCCTTTACAAACTTTTTATTTCTTTTAAATTGTTCAAGTAATTCATCATTTAAAACCTTTAAACTAACAGGCTGACTTAGCGGAGTATTATAAGCACCAATAAATATTTTAGCTGCTTTGAAAACTTCTACGTATATTGGATATATATTTTCTAAATTGGATTGTTTTCTATTCAATTTATTGTCAACAAAAAATCTCACTATTTCTTTTATTGAGTACAAGGCTATACCTCCTGCTATCGTATAAATACCACCTAATAATTCTTGATTCATATCATTCACTCCTAATTATATTTTCAACAAAGGAATCTATCAGTTTATAAATTCCAAAGATACTTAATGTGTTAAATATAATAAGAGATGTGTCAGAAATGAATAATGTAATAATTAATACTAAAATCAATGATACTATGTCATATAAAAATTTCATTTTATTACCTCCACATACTTATTTCATAATCTAATGGTTGCTTTTCAACTTCATCTTGCCTGTACTTATCTGCTTTCCATATCGTATATAATAAATATCCAATGATTAATGATGTAAGGTTAATTATTAGCTTCTTCACAGTTAATCACCCCTCTAATATAATTCTTCAGTAACAGTGAGAATTCAATAATTATCATTACAATTATTTGTTATTTGTATTGTTAATTAGATGTGATACTTTTTGTATTCTTTTATCTCATAATTCCTCCACATTTTTATTACCTTCAAAGTAATTGAACATTTCCATAAATGTCTGTTTTAACTTTTGCAAATATATTTTCGTTCATGAGTTTTTTTGTGTAATAAGATCGTTCGTATGGTGGTTGTTTTACATTTTTTAAATGCGGCTTTAAAGCATATAATTTTTCCAGTTTATAGAGCTCATATGGACTAATTTTCTCTTTATCTTTCTGAATTTGTAAATATGTTTTTAAACGCATATTTTTCGGTACATTTACTGCTTGCTCCATTGTCCACCCCAACATAATACGTTTTTTAAATGTAGGAAGATTTATATAATTCTCTTTCATCGCCCTAATATCTAAAGCGGTTATTATATAATTCTTTCCGTTGATGTGAATGACTCTTTTCATTTTTCTTATACCTCCACAGTTGTAATAGTCGCAGTGATATTTACATCTATCAAAATATAATACTAATTACTTTTTAATAATAAGCATTATATTAAAATCATTATAACTAAATACAGAAATATTTCTACTTATTTTTAAAAATATCTTCTATAATTTATTTTATTTTTTTATTAATGCAATTATAATAATTAAAATTAATAGAAAGTAGATAATCATTACTAGACATATATGAATCGTCATCCACACTCACTACTTATTCATATTTTTCTCACCAGTCTTTATATCACTTAGGATTCAATTAACTTTCTTTATCAATTCTTGTACATTAGTTTACGTATCTTCATTAGCCAGCTTGTTATAAATTACAAGTAATTGTTTGCTCAATTTTATTCTTTAATTTACAATGTTTACTTCAAAGGAGTGGTATATATGAATCTTGATATTTTCATATACGTTATACTAGGTTTGCTTATAATACTCGGTATAGTTGATAGATTCACTAAGTGAAGTTATTGTCCATATCGCTTAGTAAGTTGCTAAATTCAGTAAGCGGTTTGGTTACTGTTACTTTCATCGGCCTTCTACTTAATCCCCAATTTATCTAGCTCACGTCTAAAATGTTTGTATATGTCGTTAGCAGGGCTAACATATAACTTATAATTTGTGAATTGGCTAAAGTCTTTAAGTAGCTCTAATTGTTTCTGAATCTCATGTTCTAACTCTTTATTCTTCTCATGCAACTTCTCAATATCTTCAAAATATGTGTCACGTTCTGATTGGAATTGATCGCGTTGTTTTAGCGCTTTATATAAATGCTCTTGTAACTTCATAGTGTTTCTATTAATTACAGTTTCTTCTTCTGGGCTCACTCGCCGTCACTCCTCTAATATATTTTTCATTGCTTATGTCCTCAATTACTTTCCTGTTATGTGCTTTATCTTCTGTCTATCGAGGTTATAAAATCTGAATATTCAATATACTTTGAATATCTTAAAACTATTATCGATATTCGTTTTAGATTTTCTATTTCTACGACTGCTTTTGTTCGGTCTTCTGAAATTTCTATCACTACACCTAAATAAGATGCATCACACGCCTGCTTCTGAAAGATAATTGTGTCTCCTTTTTTCAATTCTTTTATCTTCCGACTCATTTACTTTTTTCTTCCTACTAAATTAATTGAGTGTCTCCGTAAATATCTGTTTTTAATCTTGCTATTGCATAATGCTTCATTTCATTTGAAACATATTCACTTCGCTTATGTGTTTGTGGTGTGCCATCAAACAAATGAGGCTTTTTATTTTTTAGTAACTCATACTCTAATAATTGTTTTCTGCTAAGTAAATTTGATTTTTTAATACCATGTTTCTCAAATTCTTCTATCGTCATACCTGGAGGTACATTAATAGCCTTAAACAACGACCAATTCTTTTTAAGCCTCATTCTCATCAAATGAATTGAAACGCCACTTGCTTCCAAATCTGCTTTCATTTCTTCTGTAAGTGGGTACTCCATATTTCCAACTCTTATTTTATTCATAATATCTAACCTCTACATTCGAAATATCTTTGAAGTCTATATCTTCAAATGCTAACTTGTGTGGATGTTCATTAAATATTTCGGTCACTTCATCTGCCTTTGATTCTGCTAAATCATAAAAATCTGTTTGCGTATTGCCAGTTAAAGTCATTTTAAACTCCACATCAACAGTAGCTTTTAATGTCATTATTTTTTCAATAGGTTTCATCTTCATCACCTCATATGCAATCAAATATGCTAACTTGATGTGCTTTTGTTAATTTGTCATTGCTCATGAATGTGTCTAGTTGTTCAGCATTTAAGTACCAATGTTTACCTGAGTAATAAGTTTGTTTTACACCCACAAGCTCATATAGCTTGCCATCATAACTGACTGAAAACATTAGGTTTCCTCTGCTATCAAATAAGCCAAAATTTTTAATAGACATGTTACTTCACCTTTAATACAGCAGGCGTATTATTCTGTTTAAATTCTTCACGCTCTATTAGCCAAATTAGTAAATCTAAATCATTTTCTGCTGCATCTAAAAACTTCTGTGCTCTTATCCAACTACAATTTAATCTATTTATAATGTCTTCAATAGTCATCGAATCACCCTCAAATTCTTTCCTCTTTGATCTTCACCTGTAATTTCAAAGGCTGTACAATTTTTTGTTATTCTCGAAAAAATACGCGCATCTGCTTTATTATTTGTCATCTGTTCGAGTCTTAAATTACTTGTAATAATATTGTGCTTACCAACACGATTTTCCATAACTTGAAATAATTGTGTTCGTCCGTAATCTGTTAATTCAACACCATAATCATCAATAACCATTAAATCCACACGACGTATCTCGTTGTGTATCTCTGAGGCTGTGTATTTCGATTTATCGTTATATGTTTCTCTGAACATTGTTACGATGCCTTCTACATTCATAAACAAGGCCGTATAATCTTTTTCAACCAAGTAATTTACAACTGCCATCGCTAGATGTGATTTACCTACACCATAGGGTCCAGTTAAGACTAGCGACTGTTTATTTTCTTTATCAAAATTAATTGCATATCGTTCACACGCTCTTTTAGCCCTAATTTGAATTTCGTTATTAGGTTCATATTGCTCAAATGTCGCATCTTTAATTTCTTCGCTTATGTGCGAATATTTGAACATGCGTTTTAATCTTCTTCCCTTTACTCTAATTCTATCTTTTTGTATTTTCTGTCGATAAAGTTCATTGAATTCGCATTGGCAACCGTCCTTATATTCATATCCACTTGCGAAGCGATGATAGTCGTAATACTGTCCGCAACCTTCACAGTAAAGACCAAATTCTTCTTCAACGATACGACTTACTGTATCTGGCATCTTGTCATTCAACACACTACTCAGAGATTTAACTGGACGCTTCTCTTTTTTGTTGTTTTGGTGCTCCTTTTTTCGGTCATCAACAAATTTTTTCATATCAGCTTTTTCTTGTTCACTCACTTGATTTTTGTCCACGTATTCTTGCCTCCTCAACCACTTTGAGGTATGGATTATCATAGTCCTCATCCTCATAAGGTTTTTTCGTTTGAGTATTACTCAATGCTTCAGCATCACTCAATGATTTTACGCCGTTTTGATACCAGCGTTTGAGTATACCGTTGATGTAATTCCAACGTTTCGCATTGTTGCTTAACGCAATCTCCATTGCCTTGACGATGATTGCATCTGCATCATTTGGAAATTCATCAAACCATGCATTGATTTGATCAACAATATAGGGCTGTAAGTTACCGAAGCCGTTTTGTTGGAAAAAGTCAAACGCCAACACCTTGGGGGGACTACTGTAATTATCACTAGCACCTATACTCCTGTCTTTATTACTCATATCTAATTGTGGTGGTTTTTTCTTAGTCTTTTTCTTTACTTCTTCACTTCTTAACTTCTTTACTTCTTCTTTAGTTGTTACCTCTTCGTTGGTACTTTGTTGATGCTTTGTTGCTTCTATGTTAGTAACATTGTTAGTAGCTTTGTTACCTTCTTCTTCATCAGATTGATAAACCCGCCAATTGACAATGGTTATAAGCCTATTCGTCTTTGTTGATTCGTTTGTTATAAAACCTAGTCGCTCGAATCTTGCTAATGCACTACGGACGTTCTGCACTGTGATTGCTTTTCCACATTCATCAGCTATAGATTGTAATGACGTGACAAGTTGTCCAGGTTTAGTCTGATAGGTTTTCCCTTTAAATTCCCATTCATTTGATTTAAAATCTGCCATAACTAATAACTGAATTAAAATCACTTTATGTTCAGCCGTTGATTGTTTCCAAATAGGTTTCTCTGTGATAGCTCGCCAGAGTTTAAAATAACCTGGTCTTGTCATTTTATTCACCTCAAATTATTTAAAATCGTAAAATAGAGGAAGCTATGTCTCTTGCTATTTACTTGTTTGTTCTTCTGTTTCTAATGCTTCCGGTTCATCTACTTGTGAATAGTCGGTTACGTCAATGACAGTTGACATATCGTCAGATATTTCTTCTTTAATTGTGCTATCGTTTTCAACCGCTTTATTCATTTCAATCGATTTTGGTGCATATTTTAATACTTCTTTAAGTACTGTTTTCTTAGCCATTGCGTCATAATTCGTCTTCCAAGGTGATGTCCAACCCTTTTGAACAGCTTGGCTAAACTCCTTCGCATGCTTATCAATTCTTTCTTTAGTCCAATATACAAAGTCGTAGCCACCATTTTTCAAATGATAAACTGCATAATAACCTATCGGTTTTCCTTCAGGTTCTTGTGAAGGAACATGTATCAAATCTTTGAATAAACCATATCTGTATTCAAACTCATCATTTTTATATACTTCATGTGAATAGATTGATTTATATTGACCACTTCTAGTAGCTAAATCTATCAACCCTTTATAACTCAATTGAAATTGCACTTTGCGTCCATAAGGTATTAGATAAGCTTGGCCAAGACCTGTATTAGGTTCTACACCTAACTGTGAGGCTTGCATTAATGCAGCAATAAAACTCATCTGATCACACTCTAATAATTTAGGCGTATTACTTACTGCAGTCATAGCTATTCGAGCCATTCTGTCTGAATCCATATGCTTAGGTAATGCTCTTTGGATTTCTGGCGCCATTTTTTTAAGCAAATGATTTAATTGTGTTTTAGGACTAACTTCCTTCACATCGCCTTGCTTCTTTTCAACAACTTGTTGTTTTAAACTTTCATTTGTAGCCATATAACATACCTCCTAATGATTTAATTCTTTAATTCTAAGTACGCGATATTGTGATTCCTTTGTATATTCATTAGCTAAATCTGGATAATCTTTTTCAAACGCTTTTTTATCAAATGATTTTTTATTTTGCGATTTCCAGCTTACTTTGAAATTTTTAGACATGCCACGTTCTTCATTACCTAACGTTGCCTTTATTTCATTTTCATATTTTTGCTTAAGTTTCTTAATTTCTTTTTCTTCTGCTTTTATTGCATTTAATGCTTCTATAGTTGTTTCAATTTCATTATTTAGTATCTTTTCAATATCCATACTCTCAAGGTGTTGAAGCTTTAAAAATTCACTTGCCGCATCTGAACCATCCACAGGGGGTACTTCGTCACCAAGAATATATCGATTCCAAAATTCCTGTTCTTGTTCGATGATGTATTTGATTAACTCTTCATCTTTTTCAATTTCCTTCCAAATGAACTTATTCCCACCAATTAATACAGCAATATAAGCTTTTTCATAACCAGTTACAGCTAAATAATGCTGAACTTGAGCCAAATAACTACTCGGTATTTCATCATCTTGCCATTTATCTTTATTGAATTCTGAGGTCGTTTTACATTCCAATAAGGCACTTTCTCCAACTACTGCACGATCAATATTGGCAATCATAAATTCATTATCGGGATGTACAAATATCTTATTTATACATCTAACTTTTTTACCTGTACGTTCTGTAAATTCTTTAGCAACAACATCTTCTAAAACATGTCCCCAATAAATATATTCATTATCGATTTGTTCTTGTTCGGATAAACCAATTTTTTCAAAATATACTTGTATCGGAGACTTCCATTTGTTTACACCAAGTATTGCGCCAGCATCAGAACCCCCAATTCCTTGTTTACGTAGTTCTAACCACTCTTTTTGAGTCATGTTTTTCGTATTAATATTCTTCATTTGAACAATTCTCCTCAGTTAGCTGTTGTTCTCCTGAAATGACTTTCTTAGCTAACTCATATTTCTTTAAATTTTCGTGATCATAATATTTATGATTAGTGAAATATAAATGTTGAAATTCTCCATCTTGTTTTGCCCAGAAAGAAATCGCATTTACTTTGTATTCAACAATGAAATTTTCATCATTTATGCGCCCTATTAAATCTAAAGCTATACGCTTAAATTTATGTTCTTTCATTGATTCTCCCCCAGATTCGTTGTATATTTAAGATAGTATTTTTTGTTAAGTATTTGACTGTTAAGCGTTGCTGCGCTTAGCGGTCTTTTTTATTGCCTTGAAAAATTCAGGCCAAAACCAACAGTATGCGAAGAAAAATGTTACAAAGTAGATTACTGTTAAATAAATGAAGTCATTCGTAAATAATAAGGAAAGTGTCATCGCTAAAATTCCTGTTAAAACTGATAAAGTAGCATTCACATAATCACCCCTTATAAGTTCGGTTCTTTCACAAAAATGTTTTGCTCTATGAAATCAATTGCCGGCTTAATTTTGATGTAGCGTTTGTTACCTTTTCCGAAACGATACATACACTCTTTTTGAAAATCTGTGTTTGAATACACGTGCTTCTCTAGATCATTTTTTGAAATACCACTGATTTTTATGAATTCTTTTGCGTCTGCAAAACCGATAAATTCCATTAATATCACTCCTTTGAATTTTTATAGTCCAATACAACCAAGTTGTGTATAATTTAGTTATTACTACTACGAAGAGAAGGTGTTAACAATGAAACATTTTTCTGATGTTTTAACTGTATTGGTTCCTTTAATTGCAGTTATTTTTTCTTGGTGGCTTGCCACTAAAACAGCAAACTTAAAATATGAACAACAAATTAAAAAGGAAATTTACGATAACTATTATTCTGATATTTTAAAAGCCTGTTATTCATTGCCAACTACAGATTTGTTAGATTTTATGGGCTTCTATTCTTATTTTCATGAAGATAAATTATCTAAAATCATTACTAAAAATTTCACTTATGTGTCACCTGAAATAATAAATGATTGGAAAAAATATAATTTAGCTCTCAAACTTTTTGAATATGATTACGAAAATGACTCTAATGCACGTCACATTTTAAGTGATTTTTTGAATTATTATTCACATTTGATAATTATGAAATCTTTAGAAGAATCAGAGAAATTATCAGAAGAACTGAAGTTGCCGCAGTTATCAACACAACTAATTTCTCCCATAAACAAAGCTGCTTTTTTACAGATCTCAATTACCGTCACAAAAATCAGTCCAAGAGTACCACCTGCAAGAACTAGTTCCAGATTCATAACCCTAGCTCACTTACACTCTTAATCTCTTCCGCCAAGATGACGATTAGGAGTGTTATTTTTAATGCTTGTTTTATGTTCATTCTTCTCCCTACTTTCATGTATAATATTGTTATTAAACTAAGGTGGTGAAAATCTTGACTAATATTTCTGCAAAGTCCGAATTTGTCTTAAAGCAAATGTACAAAATTTATTTAGATAGAATCGAAGACGGTGCAACCTATTTTCGCGCAAAATATTTTGGGAGTTGCTCCAAAATTCATAATGATTATTTTCTTGGCTTTACTTTTGATGAATTACATGAATGTATAAACATTTTGAGTGATAAAGAGTTTTTGATTGTTTCCTATGCAAGTAATTCTCCTAATAGTATTATTTTGAATAATAATGCTATAGAATATATGGATAACGAGTATTCGAGAAATATAAACGCTACTTTAAAAGATCTAAATAGATTAAAAAACATTCTTGGAATTTAATTATTAATTCCTATTACTCCCCAATCATCTGCTAATATATCCTTTGCATTAGGCTGCCAACGTTCATAATAGTTATATTGATATGGCTTATCATCAACAGTTGGATGAGTTCTCATTATAAATCCCACTACATTAGTAGGTATGAATTGGGGGTATTGCATTTCCTCAGACTCTCTATACATCAATCCTCCTGTTTTCATTGCTAATTTCGTTGCTTCTATAATGTTCATTCCTATTCCTCCTTAGTTTGTTATTTTTTCTATATAAACTTTCATCAAATTAATTGTTTGCGTTTCGTGTACTTTGTAGGTAAAAAAATATCCCCTATATTTCCATCGAAGAATTCAGCTATTATAAACATTTCATCACTTTTGAATTGATTCTTTCCAGATTCCTTGAGTCGGTAACCTTCAGTGGAAATATTCAGCAATTTTGCTATATCTTCTTGTGTATACTCCTTTTCTTTTCTAAGTTTTATTAAATTCCATTGCATCTTCTCACCTCCTGGTTACAAAACTAACTATACACGTTTCGTGTACTCAGGTCAATAGGAAAGTTTGCATTACGTGTATTTTATTATTGATTACCTACTTTTATTGGTATATACTATGTGTAAGAATTAGGAGGTTAAAAATGGATAAAAAAGAATTGGCAAAATTCATAGGTAACAAAATTAGATTGTATAGAAACAGCATGAATTTGACTCAAGATCAATTGGGAAAGAAATTAGATACTAAAAAAGCCACAATCTCTAATTATGAGACTGGATATAGAACTCCGCAACAAGATGATTTGTTCGAAATTGCAAAAGCCTTAAATATCAGTATCGATGATTTGTTTCCTGAAAGACAAAAAGAATCAAACAATATAGCAACTATTTACAATCAACTTACACCTCCTAGAAAAAATGTCGTATTAGACCTAGCAGAACACCAACTAGAAGAACAGCAAAATGATAATGTTACTTCAATAAATAATTATAAAAATAAAATTTCTGTCAAGTGTATTCATGCAGGTGCTGCAGGCGTCATTGGAGAAAATCTATATGATGACCTCATTGAAGAAGAGATATATTTTTATGAGGACGAAGTACCAAAAGATACAGACTTTTGTGTTCTTGCTAATGGCGACTCAATGGAACCTATGATTAAAAATGGTAGTTATGTGTTTATTAAAAAGCAAGAAAAAGTTAAAGATGGAACTATCGCATTAGTTTTATTAGATGGTTCTTGCTTTATTAAAAGAGTAGATATTTTCGATGATTACATTAAGCTAATATCATTAAATCCAAAATATGAAGATATTACAGTAAGTTCATTTAACGACATGAGAATCATAGGAAAAGTCTTACTTTAAGTTATTCACCAACCTTACACGTGTATCTTGGGACACGTGTGTCTAAATATAGGTTGTTTAATATAGATTTATTTTAAAATTAAAGAAAATATCGTTTAAAAAACTGTGTTAATTGATGATTATTAATACAACAAAAGTTGTTTAATATAAATATTCTATTATTAGGAGGATGTTATATGGATATATTTTTATTTCTTTTATGGTTTTTTATTTCTATTGCTTTTATAGTAATGCTCGTGATTACTATCGTTAAAGCCATAAGAAAACGTAATGTTCGAGGGTCTTTAATAAGTACTATAGTTTTATTCATTGTAGGATTTATAACACTTATATGTATTGGAATATTTGGTGCTAGCGATAGTGAAATTAATGAAGCTAAAAATTCTAACCATACCGAAAAAAGTGAGAATCAGTCAAAGGATAAAGTAACAAAAGAAGAATCAAAAAGTAAAAATAATGAGAAACAAAAAGAGAATAATACACAACAAAAAAAGGAGAACGTAGAGAAAAAAGATCAGCATAAAGAAAAGAAAAATAATGCTAAAGAAGAAAACAAAGATGTTAAAAAGAAAGAAAAGGAAACTCATAAACCCAAACCTGGTACTACTGATAGAATTCCTGTTGAACTAAGTTCTACGGTTGATGGCGATACTACAAAATTTAATTATGATGGAAAGGTCCAATCATTTAGATTTTTACTTATTGACACACCAGAAACTAAACATCCAAGACTCGGGAAACAACCTTTTGGTCAAAAAGCGTCAGAAAGAACTGCAGAATTATTAAATAATGCTAATAAAATAGAAGTTGAATTTGATGTTGGTCAAAAGCAAGATAAATATAATAGATATTTGGCTTACGTATATGTTGATGGCGAAATGCTCAATAACATATTAGTTAGAGAAGGTCTGGCAAAAGTTGCCTATGTTTATCCACCTAACACAAGATACCTAACAAAACTAGAAAATTCTCAAGAAGCAGCAAAGTCTGAAAAAATAGGTATTTGGAGTTTAGATTCAGCATTTGAAACCGAGCAGAAGGAAGAAAATAGCTCTCAAACTCAAAATAGTGTTAATAATAAATCAGATGATAGCGCTTCAACAAATGAGAGTTCAAATAATTCTGTAGAAAAAGACTCTACTATCGATAATTCTAGTACACCTAGTCAAAGAAGTGAATCCTTCCCTAACTGTACTGCATTACGTCAAGTCTATCCAAATGGAGTTCCACAAGGGCATAATGCATATGAACCAAAACATGATAGAGATAAAGATGGTTATGCATGTGAAGTTAATTGATATTAATGGGCACACTACTGTGCCCTTTGCATTCTATAAAAAATGACTTAATTAAACGAAACTATAGAATTACTAAAATGATTTTATTATTCAATTTAAATTGTATTTAGATTAGCAACAGGGGGGCAATGCAAATGAAAGGAAAAGATTTGTACTTTCACCATGTAGAGCATAGTAAAGTACAAAGTAGTTCAAAACAAACCCTATGGGTTTCTTTAATTATCACATTAATTTTTACAATCGTCGAATTTGTAGGGGGATTAAAAGCAAATTCATTGGCATTGCTATCAGATTCATTCCATATGTTAAGTGATGTTCTAGCCTTAGGCCTTTCAATGATTGCCGTATTTTTTGCTAGCAAATCATCTACAAAAAAATTAACTTTTGGTTATTTACGCTTGGAAATTATTGCTGCATTTTTAAATGGTTTAGCGTTAATAGTTATTTCAATAGGAATCATGTATGAAGGGATTATGAGAATTATCCAGCCTGAAACTATAGAAAGTGGTTTAATGTTACTTATCTCTATTTTGGGTTTAATAGTTAACATGATACTAACTTTTATTTTAGTACGTTCTTTGAAGAAAGAAAATAATATTAATATACAAAGTGCGTTATGGCATTTTTTTGGAGATTTATTAAATTCAATAGGTGTAATTATTGCAGTGATTTTAATTCATTTTACAGGATTGAATATAATTGATCCTATAGTAAGTATTTTAATCTCTTTAATACTTTTAAATGGCGGATACAAAATAATTAAAAATGCTTTATATATTTTGTTAGAAAGTGTGCCAAAAGAATTTGATACTGACGAAATCATTAAAAGTATCAAAAAAGTAGAAGGGGTTATAGACGTACACGAGTTTCATTTATGGAGTATAACGACGAACCATAATTCATTAAGTGCACATATAGTATTGGACAATAAAAATATCCAACGTGCTTACATTATTATAAATCAAATATCCAAATTATTAAAAGAAGAATATGGATTAGAGCATGTGACATTACAAATAGAAAATATTCAATTAAATAACTTAAATGAAAATTACTTTGAACAATTCAAATAATTTAGGGCACCCTAATGTGCCCTTTAATATGAAAATACCGAAAAATTTAGGAGATTGAGGAATGGAGATTAAATTAACTGATGATGATGTAGAGAAGTTAATAATTATAACAAAAGAGATTTTAGTAAAATACAACATTAAGTTAGAAGAAAATTGTAGAGGAAGCATAGATATTAATTCTCCAAATTCAGAAGTCTCTTTTATTCTTAATTACTTTATAAAACCTGGAAAGGTTACTTTAAATTTTAGAGAAACTCAATATAATTTAAATTTACTTCGTATTAATTTAAACAATGGTTTTCATAAAAATTCAAATAACGAAATAATTAGAGGAAATAGAATAAATATTTTCTCTGAAGAAGAGTATAAGAAAAAGAATGATGGTTCTACTTATATGATTGCTTACCCTTTACCTTATAAGATATTTGAAAATAACCCTGATTTTGTAAGTCAACTATTTACATTATTAAAATATACAAAAACTAATCACCATGATAATATTAACATTGAATCTAATTTGTTTTTAGGGTGGTGATACTATGCATGACAATGAAATTAAATCTATTAGCAAAGATTACTTTGACTATTTAAAAAAAGAATCTAAATTTATACCGTTAGAAAACGAGAGCATTGAATTCTATTCACCAATCGTAGATTATTTTGGAGATTCAATTTCAGTTAATATTTCTAATAATGCAGACAACTATTTATTAACTGATTATGGAGAAACATTGTGGAATATGGAGCAATTCGGCATAGATTTAACTAGTCATAAAAAGCAGAAAAAGTATCAATTCCTTAAAAATATAATCGAAAGTAACGGTTTAGTACTGGAAGATAATAAGATACTACAATATACTGACAAGAAGAAATTACCTCAAGCTATACATGACTATGTTTTAGCCATTTCAGAGATAAGTAACCTAGCTATTTTAAAGAAAGATAATATAAAATCTCTTTTCAGAGATGAAGTAATTCAATATTTTTTAAAACATCGAGATACCTATCCAAATGTTTTCCCTGAGTTTAAAATTGAAGGAAAATCAAAACTCACTCATAATTTTGAGGCAGTGTTTCCAGGTAAAACAACAGAATATGTAAAAACCATCAAACAAATCAATACAAATAGTGCAAAAAATGTTCTTTTTGATTGGGATGATGTCGAAGAATATAGAAGTAAAATGTACGATTCTAACGCTAGACTAAACATTATTACTGCAAACGAAGAAGAAGTAAGTGATTCAGTGGCGACTATGCTATCACAATATAACGTTGATGTTTTACCATTTGATGATAAAGAAAAATTAAAGAAAAAATTTAGCAATGTTTAATTTCAGGGTAGCTTGCCTACCCTATATATTTTTGGCTTCCAATCGAACGTAAGTTCTTAAAGTGAAGGAGGAATCAACTAATATGGCTACATTTACAGTTACAAAACGAAAAAATAAAACATCTACCTCATGGCAATATGATGTGAAACATCCTAGTTTTAAATCTGGTAAAAAGCGTAAGTCTGGGTTCAAAACGAAAGCAGAAGCTACTAATGCAGCACAACAATTAATTAGAGATTTAGAAGATGGTAATAAAATTGAAGATAATAAAACTTTCGAAACTTATTATAATGACTGGTTAGAAATTAAAAATAAAAAAGATTTATCCGCTCGTCAATATTATTGGTATGAACGGTCACTTAAATTATTTAACGAATATTTTGGAGAGAAAATGTTATTAAAAAATATAAAACGTACTGAATATCAGAAATTTTTAAATAATTATGGTAAAGGACATGCAGATGAAACAGTAAGGAAAGTGAATGGCTGTATCGGCCCTTGTTTACGAGAAGCAGTATACGACGGGTATATAAAAAAAGACCCTACATTCAATGTAACTGTAAAAGGAACAGTAGAAGCTAAAGAGGAATATTTTAAGTATATGAGCATTAAAAATTATTTAGACATGATTGAATTTTTTAAAGATAAAAATGAGCAGAGTTATATTTTTTTATATTTATTAGCAATTACAGGTGCAAGATATAGTGATGCTATTAATATGGATTACGATGACCTAAACAAAGGAAATGGTATTATACATTTACCAGGTACAAAAACCAAAAATTCCAAAAGAGATGTTGAAGTAAATCAAAAAGATATAATGTTAATTAATTCAAAATTATCTAAGTTGCCTCGTAGAATAGACGGAAAGTTATTTACTTTGAGCCATACTTCTGTTGCTAAATCATTTAAACATGCCAAAAAAGCGATTGGATTAGATGATGACAATATAACCCCCTACTCACTTAGACACACTCATACATCTTATTTACTTTCAAAAGGTATACCAATCGAATACATAAGTAAACGTTTAGGGCATGCTAGCATATCAATAACTTTAGACACGTACTCTCACTTGTTAGAAGAACATAAAAAAGAGCAAGGTCAACGTGTTAGAGAATTATTCTCTTGA